CCGCTTCCTGTCCAAACATAATAAGTGTATCCTCCCGAAACTGTTCGGGTTGGGGAGCCAGTAGTTGAGGTAGCCGTGTAGTTTCCTGGTCTGCGGATAATAACAATTCCCGAACCACCTGCACCTGATGAGCCAGCGGTGTCATAATAACCGCCTCCACCACCGCCAGTATTGGCAGTTCCTGCTACTCCTGAACGGCTTGGTGCGCCTTGGTTAGTGTCTCCACCTCCACGACCACCACCACCTAAACCACCAATACCACCACCAGCAGCCAAAGCGCCACCGCCACCACCAGCATAGTAACCGCTATCAGCACCAGTACTAGTAGCGGTAGCCCAAGCAGACCAAGTGTTTAGACCGTCTCCACCTTGTGACATTCCATCAGTATTACCTGCTTCTCCAGCACCACCGCCACCACCTTGCTCAACCCAACCACCATCAGGACCACCAGCAAATCCATAGCCAGTTGCCCCACCTGTATTGGTTTGATTGCTTGCTCCAGCAGTTCCATCACTGCTAGGAGAACCAGCAGCACCACCGCCAGAACCACCTGCTCTACCTGGATTAACGGTTGGAGTAGATACAAGGTTTCCACCACCGCCACCACCATTACTGGTAATGTTGTCAAAAATGGAATTACTGCCATCTGCGCCTTGACTAGAAGAAGTCCTTGATGCACCACCTGCGCCAACTGTTACTGTGTAGGTTGTGCCAACAACATAAGATTTTCCTGAATGATAAGAAACGCCACCAGCACCACCGCCACCGCCGTACCCCCAACCACCGCTTGCGCCGCCAGCGACAACAAGTATTTCATAAAAAGGGGGAACATAGGTTTCATTACCAGCCAACATACTTCCATAGTTAGTTCTACCTTTAATAGAACTAGCAGATAGTTTATATACAGGAGCCACTATGAAATCTCCACACCTGACAAGTGGAAGTTTACACCAGTAGTAGAAGCAGAGCCAGTGATGGTTGCTGCTGGGTTAGTGGCTGGGATTACCTGCTTCAAGTCAATGACTGTAGTGTCAAAAGCACCGACAGATACTGATGAGGCTGAGGTTGTACCAGCAAAAGCAAGGGTAAAGTTTGCTGTGCTGCTAGTGGTGTTAGTCACCAAGATATTAGTAACAACCGTTGTAACTGTTGTGCTCGGTTGTGTGTATAGGGTTGTGCTTGTTGTTGCTGCTGCTGTTCTAGCCAGCGTCTTTGATGTTACAGCCATTAGTTACTGTACCTTTCTGTTAGTTGTTTGAACTATCTTTATAGATTGTGCTTAAAAACCAAGGGCGGTTAGGTCAGACTCATCAAGTCCAAGTGCTTCCAACTTAGCAAGAGCAGTTGCTCTCTTGGTTTGGGCTGCTGCCTCGGCTTGTAATTTGACTGCTACTTCTGCCTCAAAGTTTTGTCGCTCAATTATTTCTTCAGGTGTTAAATCTCGTTCTGTTATTGTTGTTTCACCTGTAATTGCATTAAACTCTTTTTCAATAATTTTCATTATCGCTCCTAAGCGCTCGTATAAACATAAATACTTCCAGCATCAAAATTGCTGGATTGTGAAAAAGCGGAAACTGAAGTGATAACTGATGATGAATCATAAATACCGCCGCCAGTAATAAATCTATGACCAGAACCACCATTAGCAAAACACCCACCTGCTAAAGTAAATGCTTTTAGACCCGAAGAATTACAGCCAGAAAGTTCAACATAACCTTGTAGGAATGAACCAGCATTATTACTCATTTCTCCAACATAGATAAAAGTTGCTCCAGATTGGTCAAATGTGCCTACAATGCCTGCGGAATAAGTTGATGCTCCTTGAACTGTCCCGCCTCTTTGTGTGTAATTAGTGCCGCTATCTGTATTTAATCTAAGACCTATGTAATCACTCGTATTAACACTACTAGCCCCAGCAAATAAAACTAGGATTTTATCTTTTCCTGAAATGCCGCTAACTGTTATAGTTTGAGCGCCTGTTAGCGCAGTTCCACCAGCGTTCAATAAAGACCAGTTAGCACCAGCAGGCGCAGCCCACTTCAACCCTGTTGCCTCAGCCGAGTCTACCGAGAGAAGATAGCCAGCAGTAGAAGCAACGGCTAGAGTGGTAGAGGCATCTGTGCCATTACCTACAACTAGGGTTCCCTTAGCATTGGGAGCCGTAGCATTAGAACGAGATTTTGTCATTAGTTACCTCCAAGGAGTAGGCGGGCTTCATCTTCTGTGATGCCTAGTTTGTCTAGTAGGGCTTGCTTTTGTGCTGCTTTGGTTGCTTCAGCCTGTGCTTCATCAATTTTAATCTGCTCAATGGCTGCATCTATTTCGGCTTGAGTGGGCGCATCGCCTTCAAGAACATCCCACTTGATAGTTGAGTAATCATTATTTGTAAATGAAAACTCTGCTTCTGGGTGTAAGTGACGAATTGCTTTAACTAAATAACTCATTATGCACCTATTTCTAAAAGTGTAATTGTTGAAGGGGCAGAGTTGTCTTGATAAACTATTTGACCGCTATCCGCAGTAGTACTTACTTTGCCTTGCGTTTTATATGTAGTCGCAGAAGTCGTTGCAGGGCTATCTTTATAAATTAGATTTGTATATAAACCTAAAAATACCGCAGTTGCACCTGTCGCTGCTAATCTTGAAGAAAAATCAGCATTGTAGATAGAAGTAACACCTCTTACAATTTGTAAAGAACCATTAATTGAAGTGCTATTTCTTGATTGATAGCCAAATTGACTTACCATTACTAAAATAGTTGATGTAGTAGAAGTCGGAGTAATTGTGGCAGTTAAGGTTGTATCTGTATAAGAAGTAGATGCAACCGTTGTAGAAGTTGTCGTTGATGCTGTTACAACCTGCAACACTTTTCCACCAGTAGCAGGTGTAGCCCACTTGAGTCCCGTGCCTGTTGTGGAGTCGGCAGTAAGGACTTGGTTATTACTACCTACAGCCAAGCGACCAGGAGTATCTGCACCAGTTCCTACTAGGATGTCACCCTTAGCATCTACGATTGTATTGCTAATGGCGTTGCTTACACTAAAAGCATTGACTGTCCATACGCTGACAATATCTCCAGCAGTCAGGGCTGTGAGTCCTGTAATGCTGTTACCAGTAGTTGCTGTGTAGTCATCGCCACGCTTCTGTAGTACACCATTGATGAATACCAATTCCTGACCTACTGTGTAGGACAATGGCTGGCTGTTGTCATCATTACCAGATACAGATGTTTCACCACCTGATGCTGTCTTAACCCAAGTAGAGATAGATGAGGATGTACCTTGGTCACCCTTACCTGCGACAACCTGCCACGCAGTGCCGTCGTATCGTTTAACCGCCATTAGTATGCCTCCATAATTACCATAGTAGTGAGGTCTGCAATCTCTGTAGACTCAGAATCAGAAGTGTCATCAATCCATACATCACCAGTTGAAGGTGAAGTAGGGGTTGTTGTTCCAACAAATATTCTTTTTCCAGGGTCAGCATCAGTTACTGTTAGTGGTGATACATTAACTGTGCCTGTTGTAGCCGTGCTGGTACCCATACCAACAAAGTCAATGTAGTCATAGGTTGATGCGGCACCGCCATCAATCTTTACTTGGCTACCAGCGGCAACAGTTCCCCACTCAACACCTGTGCCAGTTGACTTAAGATACTGTCCGTTAGTTCCGCTAGAAGCAGATGCAGTCAGAGTTCCAGATAGTGTTGCGTTATCTAGTGTAACTGCTGTAATTGTAGATACTGTTGTACCAGAGGTAATGACTGTGGTACCGATAGTTGGTGCGGTATATCCAGCAGGTGCTGCTTGCCACTCAAGTCCTGTAGCAGTAGCAGAGTTAACTGCCAAGATGTAGCCATTAGTTGTTGAAACTGTTAGTGGGCTAAAGGCATCATTGGCTGTACCTACCAGTAAATCTCCCTTAGCATCAAAGGATGCTGCGACAGCAGCAGCAGCACTTGCTGCAGATACAGCAGCAGAGTTGGCTGAAGTCAGGGCAGATGATGCAGATGTTGCTGCACTTGATGCGCTAGTAGCAGCCGAGGCTGCAGATGTAGCAGCAGCAGCAACGCTGGCTGCCATAGTAGAGGCAGAGGTTGCAGCGCTGTTAGCCGAAGTTAAAGCCGAGGCAGCAGATGTACTTGCTGAGTTAGCAGAGGTAAGAGCAGATGAGGCAGAAGTTGCAGCCGATGAAGCCGATGTGGCTGCTGCCGTTGCAGAGTTAGCAGCCGTAGTAGCACTGGCTGCAGCGCTAGTAGCACTGGTAGCCGCTGCTGTGGCAGAAGCCGCTGCGCTGGTCGCAGAGGTGGCTGCTGCTATGGCTGAGGTAGATGCACTGTTGGCGCTAGTTAGGGCGTTAGAAGCGCTTGTAGAGGCGCTAGAGGCACTTGTAGCGGCAGAGGCAGCACTGGTAGCAGCCGATGCTGCTGAGGTTGCTGCAGCCGTGGCAGAGCCAAGGATGCTGTCTACATAATCTTTAGGGGTAGCAGAGGTAGCAATCATCCCTGCGCTGGATAGACCTGTGATGACTGGACTGCCCGAGATAGTAGGGCTGGTCAAAGTCTTGTTAGTCAGAGTCTGGGTTGCTGTAGCAATAACAACTACGCCTGTTGTATCAGGCAAAGTAATTGTGTTGTCTTGCGTAGGTTCTGTTACAGTCAGGGTAGTTTCATAAGGGTCTGCGTTAGTTCCTTCAAATACAATAGAAGAAGGAGCAGTTGGTGTTCCAGTAAATACTGGGTCAGAAATTGTTGGGGCTGTAAGAGTCTTATTGGTAAGAGTCTGTGTCTTAAGAGTACCGACTACTACACCTTCACCAGCAGCAATGCCGTGCATTGCGTGAGCATTACCGCCACCGTCGTTATAAGAGGCATCAGCCTCTGTGTGTAGGTTGGCATCACGGTAATCACGACCAATAGCCATATGTCTTACGACAGCACCTGCTGAGTGAGCCTGTGCTGTTGAGCCGTCTATTGCGCGAGTAATTGTAAAGGTGTTAGTAGATACCGCCGTGGCATCTACAATTTCTTCAATCGCCGTATCTGGGTCTAGAACAAGAGTAAAGGTTCTGCCCGCTGGGATGGTTACACCACCAAGTAGGGTAGTGCCAGAGACAACAACGATTGACGTAGCGCCTGCCGTAATGGCAGCCGTCAGCGTTGACTGCTGAGAGCGAGAGGAGTATTGGCGAGTTGTCATTCAGGTTCCTATCGGTTGAATCGAATGCGGGGAGGGTACTGACCTTGGAAGGCAGAAATTTCTTCTCTGAGTCTCTGTGTATAGAGAGCAAAGATTTGACGTGTTGCATTGTTTGCTGAACCGAATGGACGCTTAGCGTCAATCTCGTCAGCCTGTGGGCTAATCTGAGAGGCACGTGCAGGGTCAAGATATGCAAGCAATCTATACGCTGCGCCTAGGATGATGACATCTCGTGCTGACTCAGGGAATCCTGTCTGGGTTGTAAATGTTTGGCTTGTTGATGTGAATGCTGAGGCTTGCGTCACATACATAAGTTTAACAGTACGACCTGCGGTTACATAATCATAGATGGTTACTGTCTGTGAGCCTTGACCCCAAGTAGCAGTCTCTGCTAGTGGGTCAAAGTCATAACGATTGACTCGAATCCATTCCTTAGTTGGACCAGTGTCCTGCCACATAATCGTCAAGATAGCCTCAACATTGAGTGGGTTGCCGTTGGAATCTTTTAGGTCATAAGTATTCTGAGCAGCATTGAAAGTAAATGTGGTCTGCTTCACAACCATCAACTGTGTACCTACAGCACGGATAGTATCGTTGATAGCCTTCTTGACCACATAGCGTGGGAAGATAGGTGAGATAGTTACCTTGGTGTCAATCGCTGCTGTAGAGGCTGTAGTGCCTAGATATCCGCGACCATAGGGAGCGATTGTCGCTGTATTAGCAACGCGGTCAAAAGAGTCAATCCACATCAACTCTTCGCCTACCTCAATGATGCCCTTACCTACTGAGTCACTAGAACCTAGGCTTAGGATGGTAGGAGAAGAACTAGGAGAAGTTAATGTAGTAACTGCTGCTGTAAGGTATGTAGAGCGGTCTTGTTGATAGGTATAACCCGAGAGGTTGATTAGAACCTCATCAATCATTTCTTGTAGAGTTGTCACAGGTCAATACTCCTTAAGGCATCAGTCGGTGAAAGGTTTGTTGTCCCTGCTAATTCGTTGCAGATTCCGCCCAGGGCTTTATAATCGTCAGGTTGACGGTTGGCATCTGCTTTAAGGTTAAGAGCGCCAAGCAAGGCTAATCCTGTGGTACCTGCATATACGTTGGCAGCCTGAACAGGCGCTACGTAATCTGCGATTGCTGGATATGTCCCACCATTAGCAAGTCTATTCAACTCGCTAGTAAATGTACTACCTGCTGTGCCCGTTGCCATTATCTGCCTTTCTTCTTAGCCACTGCTGCGTTATCAATAAGATTTGGGTAAGGTCGTCCTGCTGCCCTAGCCCTTTTCTTTGCCGCAGCCTTTTGTGCTGGCGTTAATTTCTTAGAAGTTTTCTTTGGGTTCTTCTTATCCCAAAATGCTTTCTTCACCACTTCACCTTATCTGCCCAGTAGGCTGCCGACATCTTGCCCTTAGCGATATTCTTGCTATGACGTGCTTTGAATGAGGCGCGTTTCTTTTTCATACGGTCAGACTCTCCAGCCTTCGGAGCACCTGCTGTTTTAGCACCTTGCTCACCGAAACGAATTGTCTTGACTTGTTCGCCTGACTTGGCTACTACTACGTGGCTTTTGGTTGGATGATTAGGGGTACGCTTTGGCTTGTTAAAGCCTGATACTCCAGCCCTCTTAAGCCTTGGGTCCGCTTTCTTTGCCATACTCCCCATACTTTCCTAGTACTGCTCTTACTGTTCCATTCTTGTTTAACCGCACCACGTAGCCATCCTTAATCTGAACAGGATTAAACTTGCGGTGCGGTTTTTGCTTACCCGAAGACATTACTTCCAGCGATAAAGTGAATCTACGTTTGACTGGTCATCAAATCTAGCGCGAAAGCGGGACTTGATTGAACTAACCATTGACGCAGTTGGACCTGCAGGAGTGACTGTATTTCTAGGTTTTGGAGTTGTGCTTGCTGAACCAGAGATTTTCTTTTCTCCAGACTTGGTGTAAGCAACTCCTGGTTGTACTTTTTTCTGTGGCATTTACTTACCTTTCTTTTTACGAGCCATACCTGCTGAAGATAGGGCGATAGCGATTGCTTGTTTGCGAGACTTGACTACCTTAGCCTTCTTTGGACCCTTTGGGTCTTTGCCTGAGTGCAATGTGCCAGCCTTAAACTCGCGCATTACCTTGGCTACTTTTTTCTTTGCTGCAGCCTTTTTCATTTATCCAAGTATCTTTCAGGATTCTTGTTCTTGGACTTAAGTGGCTTGCCTTCCATAATGGCTTTATCCAAAGCACTGATTCTTTTCTTGGACTCACCAAATGCAATCTTGGCTAGTCCTGAGGACAAAGGTCCTACTCGTGTTTTGCCTGCCATATTACTTCTTCTTGCCCATTTTCTTCATTGACTTCTTGACGGCTGCTTTCTTTGCCATTTTCTTTTCTGCCATCTTAGCCATCTTCTTACCCTTGGCTGTGTATGGGAACTTCTTATCGCCTACCATTGGCATATCTATGCTCCTAGTTCTTTCATTACCGCTGCTGTTTTTTTGTTTATGTGTTTTGCTGGAGGCATTTTCTCAGCGTTGTATGGCTTACCTAGTACCTCACTTGCATTAACCGCTGCTTGGATTTTGTCCATAGTGGTTCCTGCTGGTTGAATGCCTTGTCGTACTGCTTCTTTGTAGGCATTCAATTCTGTGTTGTGACGCTTGTTAGTCATAAACTTACGACTGTCAGCATCACCTGCATTCATCTGGATTGATAGTCCCTTACATCCAAAACAACCTTCTACAGGTTCTGGATGGTATTCCCAGTGCTTCATAGTTGCGTAAAGTTACTTTCTGTTACACCTACATTCGCAGCAATGAGTGCTGCCTTTGTAGCGTCGTCCACCGTATACTCGTATCCGCCTCGATATAACTGAGGATAATCAGGTAATGTTGAATCAAGTGGATAACGAATCTGTTGATATGTTCCTGTTGAGGGATTGAGGACAATGCTTATGCCTCTAGTCAGTTTGTAGAACTGGAATAGACGCTGAACGCCTTGCAATCCTTCATCCACCGTTGGTGGTAAAAATTTCCATTCAGCCATAAGTCCTCCTAATGAACTCACCATCAGGCTAGGTTGCCCTAGCCCGACAGTCAATCAACTAGAGAGCAGCGATTGAGGAACCAGATGTAATGCGATACAACGCTTCGTCACGGTAGACTGCGAAGCCGAGTACGCCGTACCAGCCCATTGGGCGGAAGCGCATCAACTTGTCAGTTACGTTACCGATAACTACGTGTGGCTCTTCGGCTACGGCTTCTGCCATTGCTTGAGCACCACAAACGATTGTATTGAATACACGTGTTACTGGAGTTACAGTTACAACAGTTGTTGCAGTAACAGCAGCGGTGAACGCTGTGTCTACAGTAATTGTGGTTGTTGAACCAGAGGTTGCAATGTTTGTAATCTTGGAACCTGATGCGATGCCTGTTCCAGCAATCTTGTCGCCAGCCTCTGCACGAGAAGCAATAACGGAAGAAGAAGCGACACCGAAGGTGAAGCCTGCTGAAGTACCTGCAACAGTTACAGCGGTTGTTGTCAATGCAGACTGGTCTGCACCAACTTTAGCGTTGTAAAGACGTGGGGATTCTACGAAGAATGCGCCTTCGTAATCTCCGATTTCTCCAGCCCAGATGTTATCTACTGCTGGATTTGAGTTGGCGTGAACGAAGTTCCAGCCCATATTTCCTGTTTCTGCACGAAGGTCGTGTGAAACAGATGGGTGAATACCTGTCCAGTATAGGGAGCCACGACGAGCCTTTGCCTTGTTGCCGCGCAACTTAGCAACTGACTTGCGGATATCTGCAGAGTCGATTGTGTCAGCAGCGTCAACAGTAGCAACTGATGTTGCGTCTCCTGCGAAGATGTTGTTTGTACCAGAGCGTAGAGTTGTCATCGCAACGGTGTCGATTGAGTCAGCGAGGTTGTATGCAATGATGTTTGCAATCGCTGGGTCGACATCTGCGAGTGAGAACAACTCGAGAGCGCGGGTGACCAATACTGAGTTACCGTACTCGTTAAGAGTAATGGTTACTGAGGTTGGTGTTGATAGAGCAACTGCATCTGGGTCTACTGTTTCAGTAAGAGCAGTGGTTGCTTGGTTTAGGTCAACGTACTTCTGTAGAACTACTGTTTGACCTGGGAATGCTTGACGGGCTGGGCGCTTATCTGCGACTGAACGAATTAGTGGTTCAGAACGGAGAGCGAACTCGAGAAGACGGTCATACGCCTTCTGTACGAGACCAGCACCACCAACGGAACCTCCGAGAGAGGAAGCACCTGTATCTGTGTATGCGTTGGACATTGAGTTGTCACCTCCAAGTGACTATGAACGGTTGATTATTCTTGTGAGCGCAAGAGACTTAGAATCTCTTCTGCTGAGCCTGCGTTGTTTAGACGCTGCTCAAAGTCTTGCGCCTTGTCGGGAGTAACCGCTCCCTGAGTAAGTGCATCTTGATTGCGTAGTGCAGCAAGATTGCTCTTGTCTACTTCGGGGGCATCTGCAACTTTGATTCCGAATAGGTCAGCGTTTTCATCGAGCCAGCCATTGACTGTCTCTTCGTTAACATCTTCCAGGTCTTTCATAATCAATCGTGCAGCCTTAGCGTTTACGCCCTTCTTTTCTAGGACTTGACGTACAGTCGATTCTTTCTTCTCTTTGAGGAATCCCTCAAGTTGTTCAGAAAGTTCCTTGATACGCTTTTCGTCTGACCTTTTGGCTTTACGTAGTTTCTTAACTAGGTCATTGCCATCCAGACCATCATTGGTATCTAGGTCGTCTTCTTCGTCTTCCCAGTAGTTGTTGCTCATAGCAACGTTCCACCCTTCTATTCGTTGTTAGTCGCAAGCCTCAATGACCACGCGGGGACTGTGGGTTGGCTCTTGCTACCAGTCTTATACGCTGGCGGGGCTGGTCGGTCCGCTCAGGATTCTCTATTTAGAAAGCGCGATTTGCTCTGCGCTGTGATGCAAGTCCGAGTTCTGCTCGACCTGCCTTGCCCATAAAGCGGGCTTCTTCTTGTGAAGTCAACTCTTCAAGTTTCTGTAGGTCTTTAGCAGACTGAGTAATAAGTGCTCGCTCTAGTCCTACTTGACCAATATCTTCTGTTCTTGAAATACCAGCAAGTTTAGATGTTGTAGGCAATGCTCTAGCAATCTTACTAAACTGAGGTGTGAGTGAACTAAATGTTTCACCCATACGGGCATATTCTTGTGCTCGCCCTAGGTCAACTCCACCGATTCGGTTGATTGAACCTAAACCTTGCTGCTCTGCAGCGGCTAGTACTTCATACTGAGAAAGTTCGTCAACGAGTGCGTCAACACCTTTCTGACCAGTAAGTAGAGTTTTGGCAAGAGTTGTTCTGTCAACTGTTGGAAAGTAACGACTCAAAGTATCCTTGATAGCCTTGGGAGCCATATCAATACGCTGGAATGCTTTAGAAATCTTGTCCGCTACTGTGGTAACGGAGTTGCCCTTACCGATTAAGTCTCCAGTAAATTGCTCTGTAGCAAGGTCAGTTAAACCAACTTCGCTAAAGATGTCAGCCATACCCTTTTGGGCAGCGACATATTCTGCAATGGTTGGAACGCTGACTGGCTTGCCAGCCTGTCTTAAGTCTTGAAGAGCGTAGATGCCCTTGAAGCGGTCAGTAAATGCTTTGAGGTTTGGATTGTTACGGGAGTCAAGCAACGCCATATTAAATGATGTTGCGACATCTTGACCGTTGAGATAGAACTTTGATACTGCATTGTAGAGTTCATCCATCCAGCCTTTAGCAAGTTCAGCCTCACCAAAGTAAAGAGCCAATGTTGCTTTGAATACATCTTTGGCTAGCGTTGGACCAGTAGGTCCAGTTGTACCTGTACCAGTAGTTCCCGTTCCAGCACCAGTTCCTCCACCTGTTGTACCACCACCAGTGGTTCCACCTCCAGTAGTGCCACCCCCCGTAGTTCCTCCACCAGTCGTGCCGCCTCCAGTAGTACCTCCACCTGTAACTCCGCCACCTGTGCCAGGTTTAGGAACTGTGTTAGCGCCTGCAGAACTACCAAATTGGGCTAGCGTTGCACCGCCAGTTGAACGTGCTTCAGCAGATGCTGCAGTTGGCGAATCAATCGGAGTCTTATATAGTCTCCATTGACCAGTAGTTCCTCCACCAATCCAACTGTAATAGTAAACATTCTTATCGTCAGAAGGTGGGGCTTCAGGACGATTGGTTGGGTCAAATAATGGATTAGATGCAGCACGAGCCTTAGCATCTGCTGCAGCCTTTGCTTCACGCTCAGCCTTAAGTTCGTCCATACGTGCTTGACGTGCAGCCGCTGCTGCGTCCGCCTTTGCCTTGGCATCTGCTTCGCGTTGGGCTCTGATTCTATCTCGTTCGTCAGCCATTTATACTCCAAATCCCATAGCGCTTGCCAAGCCAGTAGCAAGGTCTCGTGAACCTTGAATCTTCCATTGTGCTTTTTCTGAATTAGGATGAAACTTAAGATATGTCTCAAAGTCAGCAAGGCTGCCCATTGGAACTTTTCCTGCTGTTCCGTCTGGACGCAAGAACTTATCGAGGTCAGGATTATCTAGGTCGATTGTGCTTGGGTCTATTTCCCAATACTTAGCCATACGACCAATGTAAGGTTGCGCTAAATCCATAACTGTAAGAGATGGATTAGCCTTAAGTCTGTCAGCAAAGAGTGGATAAATTTCAGCAGCCTTAGCATTGAATTCTGCTTGCAACTTATCTAGGCTCATCTCGCCCTTTGTTAACTGCAGGGCGTAGTTAGCAATTTCTTTGTCACCAAAATATCCAAGACCATTAGCCTTAAGTAATGTCTTAAGTGTACCAATCTTGTCAATGACGCTAGTTGGAAGAGTCTTGGCATCGCCAACATTTACCTTAGTCCAAAGGTAGTTCTGAGCAAAAGTCTTAGCATCAAATAGTCCTGGAGTTGTTACAGTCTCTTGAGTTCCATCTGGCTTAGTAATAACTTGAGTAGTTTTGCCACCAGCCTTAGCGGCTGCTGATAACTTCTCATAGAAGTCAGCAAGGTCTTGCTCGCCAAACTGTGCAAATGAACCTTCGGTAAAACCTAGTTCTCTAGCAGCATTCTGCAGGATTGCATCAGAGGTAATCTTGTCATAATTGGTATATGAATAAGTCGCGTTGGTTTGACGTGGCGCATTATCCAACTGAATCTGTAAGACATCCCAAGGGGTCTGCTTCTTGCCTTCTTTGTAGGAGGCTACAGCAGCATCAATGATGTTATTGAATACAGTCTTGCGGGCTGCATCGGTGGGCTGACGATTCTGAACTGTGATGATGTACTGGGCTAGAGCAGTCTGTGCTTTCTCAGATAGTTTCGAGAAAGTCTTCTTGACTATAGCAGCATCTTTCTTGACCAAGTTGCCGTTGGCATCTGGCATCCAGATGTAGTTGATAGTTTTCTTTGAACCCTTGGCAGAAAAATTAATAGTGGTCGGCGGCGGTGGCAATACCGATTTTCTATACCTAGTCAACGTTTACCTCCGTAAGTTGGTCATTCAAGAAATATCTATCTAGGATGTCTGCTAACTTAGGGTCAACTAAGTCGATAACAGATTGAACATAATCAGTCCAGGCATTTCTGACTGCTGACTTGTAACCGTTTGGAGCATCCTTCATAAGTTTTGCGTAGTCGTCACGGTACTTCATCATTGCTTCAGTGTGAGTCCAGAATTGAGTATTGCCGTGTTTAGCCATAAACTTTTCATTCTTAACAATCTGGGTTAAGCCCCAAGCGTATTTGTATGAGACGTTCTCTGTTAAGTTTCTCTTATACTCATTGCCCCAGGCTGAACTGTATGCAGTCAATTCTTCTGCATATTGCTTAAGAGACAAGCGAAGTTCTTCAACTGAAGCATAACTTGCATAACCCTTTTCCTTAGCCAACTTATTGAGTTGGTCTTTGTATGCTGAGTAAGCCTTCCATACGCGACTTACTTCAATATCCTTTTCAACATCGGATATTGACTTAAGTGGTAGATTCAGAGTTGTGCCATCTGGCAAAGTAACTCCAGGTTTATTAAGGATTCGGCTGATATTAGGGTCAGAGTCACGAGGTAGGTCAGCAGTGATAAGACCAATAAGATTCTTATCTAGCGTTCCTAGTTTCTTGACAAGACCAACATTCTCTTCCCATACTCGGCTATAACCTTCAGCCGTTGGAACAACATATGCAGCCTTTGGTCTACGCTTAGAACCAAATGATAGGCGCTCCATTGGGAATGGGTTAGTTGCACCCAATACGCCAGCACGTTCGTTAAGGTCACGCTCAGCGGCTGCTTTAGCATCGCGCTCGCTTATACCTTGAGCAATGTACTTATCAGTTGCTGCGGTAAAGTATGTGCGGAAAATGTTATCTGGACGCATATCGATTACTGCAGGGCTACCGATTGGTGAACCAAACTGCCAGGCAGCCTTCTCTAAGAACTTCTTCTTAGTATTCTTTGTAACTAATTTTTCTGTTGGAGCCTTACCGATGCCCATTTCGTAAAGAGCCATTTGGTAGTTCCACTCAGAGGTATAAGAGTCAACCCATTCTTTCTTTGACTCATCTCCATTTAGCCATAGTAAGAAATTGCGAGCCCAGGCTGGAGTAAAGGTCTGTGTAGCCTGCTTGCCTAAATCTGTCTCAACTCCGTATGGGAAAAGTTCTTCGTATGAGTAACCAGGAATCTTTCCTAATGTCTCATCGATAGTTTTCTTTAGGACCTCATCATTGCCAGGAGCAGCCTTGAGTATCTGACCGATAGCAAATGGGACGACATAGGATGGACCTGCAAAGTTAGCAATAAAATTAATTGCTCGGGTTCCAACCATAATGCCTTGACCCTTGTTTAGACCAAGTTCCTTAGTTCCTGGAAGAAGCAAGTACTCCGCATCAAGAACATCATCAACTGGATTACCATACTTGTCAACTCCGAAGGAGTTATAGATTCCATAGTATGAATTTAAGAATCCAGCCATACGCTGTGGAGCCTTAGCAGTAAATCTGGTATAGCGATAGAGACCGCTAGCGGATGCTGCTGGGAACGAAAGAACAGTGCGAGCCATATATAGCGCTCTGTTCTGACGACGAATCGAATAGAAAGTCTTTTCTGCTTCTTTGACCATTTCGATAGCAGCAGCCTGACGAACGCTATTTACTGTGCCCGTTGTAATCTCAGTACCTTGAGATGCAAGCAACTCTAGTTTTTGGATTGTACGGGTACGGAGTTCTACGCTACCCCAAGCCCAGCGGATTGCGTTTTCAGGTGCACCTAGTTTGGTCCAAGCCCAACTTGATGCTCTATCAAAAGCCTCAAGGAAATTCTTTGATTGCTCAATCGGTGTTGCATACTTATTGTCTAGCGGATTGATTGGGGTCAAGCGCTCTAATTTGTCGCCGAGAAGTTGAGCAAGTTGATTGCCACGAACTTCACCCGCTGCGGCTGCAGCCTTGGCTTCTATCGTTGGCAAGTAGCGATTGACATATGCAATCTGGTCATCAATGATATCAATAATGTCAGACCTGTCACGACCAAAATCATTTGCATACGATGCGCCTTGGCGCTTAGTTCCCCAAGTGCTAATGATTTCATTACGTGTACGACCAGCAAGAATCTGGTCTACGAGTACGTCGCCTCGCATATAGTTGTTGACTGTGTAAGCCAACTCATCAAAATACAGTGGGTCATAGACTGGAGTAATGCGGTTAGGGTTTCTGCGACCAAGCATCTGAGTGCGGGTAGCGAAAGCCTTATCTCCAAGAAGTTCAATTTCACGTGTGTGACGGTTAGAGATTTCAGACTTGTAAGATGTACCCAAGTGGTTCTCGCTCTCGAGACGAGGCAAGTTGACAGTCTGTCCATTACTTAAGACATAGCCCTGTTCCTCTTGGCGTCCCTTGCGACGAATACGGCGATTGTCTGCAACTGACCACTCATCGGCTAATGCCTTACGGGATGGACCCATCTCAACAAGAATCTTATCGATATCATCGTAAGCATTCTTGACACTGAGGTTAAGTTTATTTAAGTCAGGGGCTAGTGTATTGATATCACCAGCAGCCTTAGTTATTGCTAGTTCAGCAGCACGAATATCGCTTGCATATCGTGGGTCATTTACTGACTTAAGATACTGAACTCGGCGTACTAAACCATATAGGCTAGGCACTTCTTCACGCACAGTATTGTATTCATCTGCACGGTCACGAGCCTTCTTCTCAAGGTTAGCAAGTAAACGCTCTGCTGCCCGCAAGTCAGCCTTGACTAGGTCAACATTATCAGCCTTAGTAACAGGGGAGCGGGCGTTTGGATTGATAAAGAACTCTACCCATTCAGCAACAGCATTGTCAGCGATATCTACAGCCTGTTCAATCTGCTCTGTATACTGGGCGTATTCATCTTTAAGAGCCTTCTTACGCGCTGCGCTTTTGATGTTAGCCTTATTGACTGCGCTAAAGAATCTATTCTTATTGTTGAATAGGCTGTTCTTAACGAATGACTGGGTGCTGTCTACCAAGAACTTAGAACCCTGTGACATAACAGCCGCATTGAGAGGTTCAAAGATTGAGTTCTTTGGGATATATGCTGGGCGAACCAACTGTGCAAATGAGAATATCTTGTTACCAGACTCAAACGCTAGGCGTCCTGTGTCTGTAAATACGTTGCTCTTTGGATTGAAAGTACCCTTTACGTTGGATACTTCACGAACAATCTTGCCCATTGGGATAAGAGGAGTTGCGTTAGCAAGTTGACGTTGTGTCTGTGGGCTAACGATTACTCGATAACCGCTTGGGTCAATAGCAAATGAATCACGAGATAGGTCATCGTGATACTTGCTGATGCTGTCCATCATCTCATCAACGAAACGCTTAGCCTGAACACGGCTTAAGCCCATTGTATTCAAAGTGTCTAGGGCTACCTGAATGTTCATTTCCTTGAACAATCCTGCTCGTTCGCCATCAGTCTTAGCCATCAGGGTTCTATCAATAAGATTGCGGCGATATTGTGCTACAGAAATCTGAGTTCCGTCTGCAAGTTTGACCATATTGCCACCACGACGGAATAGTGGGACGTCATCTAGCCAAGCATTGATTTCCTCAACAGCATCTGCTGGTCGTAGACCAGAATGGCTAATGATTCCACGAGGAAGTTTGCTGCCAGTAAAGTGCATCAAGGCTGTGGCTGCGCCATTGCGACGACCACTGCCAATCATAATCTGGGCTACGCCACCGACATCGCTATAGTCACGAACCTCAGTTCCTGCTGCCAACTTCTGCTTTGTCTCACGCAGTTTGATAGTAGCACTACGTCCGATGATTGGTTCTACTGGCTTATAGGTTGTACCTAGAACACGTGGTTCTGGGAGGAACTGACCAGTCTGTGCGTCATAGCGGTCCTGCAAGAAAGCATCAAAGATATCTTGAGATTCAGGGTTCTTAGCAATAGCATCATCGAATGCTGCGCTCCAGCGCTCTTTAGCCTGTGCATTGTACGAACGATATGCACCAGTCTTGGCGTAATCTGCTGCAACTTCAGCACCTGCATTGGAGGCATACCACAAATCATCTGTCTTACGTGCGTTGATTAGACGCTCAATCGCTGGACCGTAACCCTTATCTGCAAGCAATAAGTCTCTAACAAAGTTAGGGTCATTTGTTTCTTTAATCAAAGCAGCCAAACGAGGGTTATTTGTGTGTGGCTTAAGAATCTTATTAATCAAAACAATGTCTTGGGTATCTGCCATATTGACAATGTCAGTACCAAAAGATGTTTGAGTTACACCTGAGATGTGGTCATCTGCTAGTTTCTCTAGTTTAGAGATAGCATCTACATCGTAAACATTAATCTTATTGTTCAAGCCAGATAGACGTGCTATACCTTTAAGAGCACTAACTGAACCACTAGCAGCGCCGACTACCGCAGCATTGCCAACCAAGGCATCTGTGAATCCAGTAAGCCAACGACCTGTTGTATTATCTACAAAGTTAGCCTGAATATCAGCATCATTCCATAGATTGACTCGGTCAATATCAATACCACCATCTTCTAGGATGGCATCAGATACGCCTGTAACGTGGAATGGGTTTAGATAAGACTTAGTTAGGGCTACTCCTAGCGATACATCCTTGCTTCGATTGTAAGCAGTTTGGATATCGCTTAATTGAATACCTTTGCCATAAGCATCATCCTCAAATAAAGGGCTTTCTGGGTCTGTCAAAAGCGCTAGCGTAGATATAGGACGCTTAACGTATGGACTTAGAACCTTTTCTTCAAGTTGAATTGAAGCCTGAAGTAGTGGGTCAAAAGGAATTGCTGCTTCTGCTGCTGTCTGTGCAGCATATTCAACCATACCATCTTTGAGAAGATTATTTAAGTCTGTGCCAGTTTCAGTTGCTACCTTTGCAGCAGCGCGAGTGAGACCTACCTGTGTTCCAGCCTTGAGTACTGCAGCACCAGGACCTGCACCAGGTTGTACACCTAGAGCCTGAAACGGAGCCATTACTCCTTTTCCTAAAAAACCAGCAGCCTTGCCAAGTGGTTTAGTAATGGGCTCGTAGAATTCTCCAGCCTCTTTTACTTCTTTGACGACCTGCTTTGCTACGCCCTTTGTAATATTCTTGCCAATGTTCCAAGGCGAGAGGGTATCAACGACTTTCTGGGCTGCTTTTTTATCGCCGCCTAAAGCCTTCTTAAAGTTATCCCAAAAAGCCATTTAGAACTCCAAATACTCTGGGTTAAAGTTAGAAGGTTCTCCGCCTTTAACGTCTTGACCTGTAATCTCTCTAATAAAATTATCTCTATCTGTTGGGCTGTCCCAAGGAACCATAGATAGCATAAAAGCAATGCCGAAGTTTTCGTACCCTAGTGAGTTTCCGAATCTATCTAGATGGTCGAAGAATGTGTTCTCCATCCATTGCATTACATCAACTCCCGCATCAGGGCATTAACCATCCTCTTGTATGAGTCTGGAGCACCAGGCATACGTGCAGCATTGAGCAAGTCTGGAAGATAGCGCTTAACTAAATCTACATTCTCAATTTGACGATTGTTTGGATTGATACTTGGAGGCAATGCTTCACTCCCACGTCCTGAACCAAAGTCAACACCGTCGGTTGCTGGCAAATAAGTATCTGGCTCTGCATCAAGTGGGCTGATTGCTCCAAGTAACTGAGCCATTCCCTCTCCTGCACCTGGTTTTGGCAACTGTGATGCTGGATTGGCAGCGTTGGCTGTTGTAGATACGTTGCCACCTTCGCTAATCTGTTGTGCCATAGCCGTATTTTCTCCTTGTGCAAATCCAGATGGACGAAGTTGCGTAGCCTTTGCTACCTTCTGCGCCACAAATCTTCCTGACTGACCATTACCACCATTAGGAGACACAGTCATTGGGTCGTTCTGTGATGCAGTAGGGCGAAATCCTCCGCTAACCATTACTTCTCCTCTGGTGTATATGAATATTCTTCAGCGCTCAACAGCATTCCTTTGGCTAACCAAGGGTTCATATTGTCACTTACGTCTGTCATTAGGTATCGAGTGCCCTCATAATCGGACCACTCACTTACAAGAACCCATCCTGTACAGATTTGGCTCTCTGAATCTTCTAGTTCTTCAGCAAGAATCCTCATTGCCTTTTCGATTGCTTCGTTAAACTTGCTCACTTGTACTGCACTTCTTGATAAAAAGGAGCCGCTGAGTAAGCACTGACTTTAGATGCTATCTCCATAGCCACTTCTGGGTCTGCTCCTGCATAAAGTGCGCCCAATGCGTAAGGTCCACCTGAACCAATCGCATAAAGGTTATCATCGGACTTCATTACCGATAAGTCCTCATCAATGTCGAATATCTCGCCGCCTACTGAGATAAGGAATTGGAATCGCATTCCATCCTTCTTATCTTCCTCAAAGTTGTAGCCATTGTCTATCAAGCACTTACGAAGTGATGGCATAACCTTGGTAATCATAAAACGATAGACGTCTTTCTTGTCCTTCGCTGTAAACTGTGGCGGTATCCAGATATTCTGTGCGATATCACACGGGGCAACTTCTCCAGCACCAGCGATAAGTATGGCTCCACGCTTAGCAATCTTCTTCATAACCTTATGTGCGTAGATTCTTCCCGCATCATCTGTTACTCGACTGTCAGCATACAAAAGGCTGTGGTCATCATATTCAATTCCAATAATCGTTGTCACGTGTCCCCTCCTTGATTATCGTCGTCGAATAGTTCTTACGCTTGCGTTCGCTTCTCCTCCGCCTGAAAGGCTGGATAAAAGGCTAAGAATGTCTGGTGCTCCTGCTGCTGGTGGTACTTCTGGTCCACCTTCCATAGGAAGAGCGCCTTCTGCTGGTGCACCTAAGGGAGCAGGGGACGGTTGCTCAACCATTTCAGGCATAGCCCCAGCAGAAGGAACCTGCTCTGCAGGTGCGAATGATTCTTCAATCGCATCTTCAAGTGCTACACCCTTCTGGCGAGCCTTAATGACTGCAGCAATTTTGCGAACAACATCAGAGGCATCTGCCCCTTGTGTTGCCATTGCAGGAATCGCTTGAGTATATGCAGTCAAAGAGCCGAGCAAGGCTTGGCGCATATTCTCAACTTCAATCTTTTCTAATTCTTGTGTGACGTTTACTGTGAATGGAAGTTCACGCATTGCTAGGTCTTTGGAGATAAGTCCTCCACCAAGAGCCTGTAGCATAAAGATAAGACCCTGTGCTGGGTTAAGACCTGCAAGCATTCCATAACGGACATCAGCACTATAGTCGCCCTTGATATCTTTACGTGGGCTGTAGGTGATTTCGTATGGTGAACCAGAGTCAACGCCACGAATGGTCTTGACATCTGGGAAAATCTTCTCGTCTACTTCAAAACAAATCTGAATTACATCACGTAGTGCGCTAGCAAAGATTGCTTGAGCGGACTTAACTTGGGTATCAAAAGCACCCATAAGAGCCTGCACACCTTGTCCTGTGACAACTGATGCGTCAATGTTTCCTGTACGTCCCTCAGGATAACGTGCGCCGACACGCATTTCTTGATTGAGCAATGTTTGCTCGGTGAATGCGCCTTGTGGCAAGGTAAGTTCTACGCGACGTACGCCTGCTGGATTGTTTGTGCGGATAACCGCATCTCCACCAAGCATAAGTTCTTGTACGTCGGAAGGAAGAACGATTGGAGCCTGTACAGATTTCTCTGCTGCTTCCATTGCCAAAAGAGCAAAGCGGTTGCGTAGCAACTGAATACCAATGATGTCATCGAACTGACCACGCATTTCACCATCGACAGATGGTTTACGTGCACAAACAATCATCATCTTGCCTAGTGGATTCTTGGCTGTTGAAAGAACCAAGTTGCCCTTTGTAGGTAGATATACGATTGACTGGTCTTT